CAAAATGTAATACCCGATGCACCAGAACCACCATTTAAATTAGTCACGGGCAAATTTCCCGTTACTCCCGTGGATAAAGGCAATCCTGTACAATTGGTTAAAATGCCCGCCGAAGGTGTTCCTAATGCGGGTGCAGTAAAATTAGGTGCGTCAAAAATAGGTGAACTAGTTATTCCTATACTTTGCGGAAGGGTTAAAGTTATTACACCTGTTTCAGGTGTGCCACTTGTGCCGTTCACCAATACTTGGTTAGCTGTTCCTTCAATAGACGTAATATTTCCACCACCGCCACTTGGAACAGCCCACGTCCCATCACCTCGCCAAAATGTAGTACCCGATGCACCTGTACCGCTATTTAAATTAGTCACGGGCAAATTTCCCGTTACTCCCGTGGACAAAAGCAATCCTGTACAATTGGTTAAAATACCTGCCGAAGGTGTTCCTAATGCGGGTGCAGTAAAAGTAGGTGCGTCAAAAGTAGGTGAACTAGTTGTTGCTATACTTTGCGGAAGGGTTAAAGTTATTACACCCGTTTGAGGTGTGCCACTTGTTCCGTTTACCAATACTTGATTAGCTGTTCCTTCAATAGACGTAATATTTCCACCACCCCCACTTGGAACAGCCCATGTCCCATCACCACGCCAAAATGTAATACCCGATGCACCAGAACCACCATTTAAATTAGTCACGGGCAAATTTCCCGTTACTCCCGTGGATAAAGGCAATCCTGTACAATTGGTTAAAATACCCGCCGAAGGTGTTCCTAAAAGTGGCGCGGTAAATATGGGTGCATTAAAAGTAGGAGAACTTGTAGCCGAAATGTCTTGCGGTGTGGTTAGAGTGACATTGCCGGTCTGTATTGAACCGCTTGTTCCATTGGCTAAAACCTGATTGGCTGTACCAATAATAGCCGTTGTGACACTGGTTGCAGTAAATTTTAGATTTCCGCTACCATCCGTATACATAAAAGTATTGGGTCCGCCATCGGAAGTAGGAAATTTTAACCCATCCAAATATAAAGCACCCGACCCTTTAGGTGTAATAGCAATATCGATATTTGCATCGCTGCCGTCTGCGGTTAAAAGTGCGGGGTTTGATGTAAATGCACTGACTAATTTTAAGTGATTAATACCCAATGCACCGGCTGTATCATATTCAAATAAATAATTGCCAAAACTATCTTTGATACCCGTACTTGGGAAATCAAATTTAAAATTCTTGGTTAAATCACTAATACGAAGACCGACGGCAACATCACCCACTTGCATTTCGCCGCCATCATCAAAATCAGAAAATTTGATATCTGCCATTCCGTGGCTCCTGGGTCATCCTTGACCATTAAGTTTTAATTGTTTGTACCCACTGCATAAAGAACGACGCTCACATTGGTATTAGCCGTTGCAGTATAAAAATGCAATACATCACCGGCTTTTACTTCGCGGCATAAAGCGTTGTTATCTGATATAAGCTCCGACGTGGTGGAAGCAAAACTTGCTCCAGCCGGAACGGCAGCGGTTGCATTTAATGCAATCCATACTAAATTTGCGTTAATTTTTATGACCGCCTTATAACGAGGTGCTTTGCTAGGAATAGTTAAAGTGGTGTCGGTCGTAGCCGATAACGCGGCACTGTATTTTAAATCGGTAAATTGCAATCCAAAATCATCGACGGGTTGCTGGGAGGTGTAAGGGGGTGTAATCATAAATAAATCCTTTATTAATAGTTAAACAATTCCCAATCGGGCATCTGCTACGAAATGAAATAATGCAATGGCTTCACCCGCCGCGTCACTTCCGCCTACTCCAATTGGTCCACCAATTGAATTTCTATTAACGGGCTGAAATGTAAAACCAGTTTGTCCGCTATCGGTTAGTGTCCAATTCCCAGAAATGGCAGCATCCGTGCTGCTGATAGTGCTTGCTCCTTGGTACATCAATAATTGGACATTTCCAACTGTACCCGTCGTAGGAGAATAAATAGAAGGCGTGACGGCTATTCGTTTTCTAACGGCATACCTAACTTTTAAAAATCGCGGGAAAGCTGTCGAAGTGGCAAGTGCTACGGATATATATTGTTCACATACAATCGCGCCGTTAGTCGTTCCCGCTGCTCCTGCAAATAAACTCATTTCATAGCTTTTTTCATAATAATACGCGCATTTTCTGATTACTTCATCAAAACTCATGGGTGCAGGTCGTGCCGGAATATTGCTTGGTATTAATGATATAGAGTTAACCGTAATTGCTGTTGAAGCATCCACATAAGCAAACGTGACTACCATTGCAAATTTATCGGTGTCGCTAATTTGCGTGCTGTCGGTTAACTCCCACCCCGTAAATGCCATATCATTATTGGCATTGTTAATTTCATCATCGGTGGTGATAGCGGGCAAAATAGCCGTTGCGGTATCAAGTCCATTTCGTGGTATTTCTGTCCATCCCGAAGCTGATACCGTAAATACACCGCTGGTTGCTACCGTTCCTATGGATGTGGGCAATGTTGGAATGCTTGAACTTGAATTTGCCCTAAAAAGATAAACACGCATAGTGACCGTATCCGATACACTCGTGACATAGCCAAACACGTTGACCGACAAAGGCGTACCTAATATGCGTTTGGCATCATTGCCCGATAAATATTGCATCAAATAAAAAGCGTCATTAGTACCCGCGGTAGTTAAAGCCAACCCTGATGTGACGGTATCTTTAGCAAATGCAACCGCGCCACTTCCTCCCCTTAATGCAATGGTTTGGTCACAAATGTAACCTGCTGTTGCACCAATGTTACCGGAAGCTGCAAACTGAAACGGATTGACGGTAAAATCCCAAGCCGTTAAAAGGCTTGCCGCCGGTCGACTATTTAAACGCGGTATATAATAGTCACCCATCCACGATTGCTCGCGATTTGACGAATTTAAATCGTATTGTAAAAAATTTCCGCCCGCTTCATTTAATGTAGGAACAACTTGAAGACTGCTAAACCTGACATGTGAGTTAGAAAGAAAAGATAAATAAATATCTACATAGCCATCATTTCCCATATCCGTATTGGTGGATGAAGGAATGGGTAACTCCGTCACACCAGTTAAAAGTTGATAACCTGAATTATCAAAAACCGAATCAACAATCAAAACTGGTAATCCACCTGTGGATTCTACGTAGAACATTTGAATGCCAGTTGTTCCGGCTAATTCATTCCTAGCAATAAAAGTGCCGGATAAAAAGATAGGTTCATCGGCGGTACTTGCCCAAAGACCGGAATTGACATTAAAACGTTGTCTTAATTTACAGTTGGTAACACCACCGGAGACGGTCACATCTAAAACATAAGGAGGGCTGGTAGCTACATTATCGTTGCCCGCTATGGCAATTCGTTGAACGGTTACCGTTCCCGTACCGCTAATAATGAAATCCCAATTGGGCGCAAAAGAAAATATCTCATTGGTAGCTGCCGTAACAGTATAAATTGTAGCTTGCCCTTCATTAATAAAAACTTGGGTAAATTGCGCGTTGGATATCTGATTTTGAGTAGGGAAATCGTTAGTAGTGGGGTTATTATTCGCCGTTATATTAGGGCGTGCTTCCCTGGAAAATTGCTCTGTTCCGTTGCTATCGCGGCAAACCACATAATAAAGGTCAAGGTTTCCCTCTTCATCATAAGGATAGTAATAGATAACGACGTTATCCCCACCCGCGTTTTGTATTGTACCCACTGAGCTTAACTCAATTGGGTTAGGAAGTGCGGTATACGTGTAATTAGGCGGTGCGCCAGTCAATTGATAAACGGTTTTTGGCGTACTTCTTGCCACATCTCGGTAAAACGTCAATGTTCCACCAGCAAGGGGTAAGCCACTGTCTTTATCGACAAAGTATTCTTCTAATGTGACCGGCGTAAAATAAAGTTCATTGAGTGCCATTTTTTTATCATCCTTGATAGTTGGCTTATTACTGTGCTATTTCCTGTGCAGTTGCTTTCCCCAATAAATTATGAAAAGCCGCCATAAGCTTGTCTTTTTTAGTTATCTCACCCAATTTATTTAATTCGTCAGCCCATTTTGGGTTTGTTATTAATTTTACCGCTGCCACGTCATATTTATCACTATGCAATAATTTATGTAAATATTGCTTAGCCGTTCCCGTTAAATTTCCTTCTTGAGCGGCGTTTTGACGACCCAGTGCGGCAGCGGTTCTTGCCGTTGGCGTAGGGATTAATCGCCCAAATACTAATTTCATATCTTCTAACTGTTGTTGGGCTTTCTTCATGCTTTCAACTTGTTCGGGTGTACTGGCTGTTTCTTCCAACCGCTTAAATTTCTTTTGAAGATCGTTATAGTCTCTTTTATTGGATAAAAGGGATTTAAATAAATTTGTTCCCGTTTCATCTTTTTTGTTAAATAAATCTTCAATTTCTTTACGAACAATGCCACGTTCAGCTAATTGGCGTGCCTGTTTATATTCCGGTGAAACCTTATCTAATTCAGAAATTAAGCGATTTTTGGTATCTCTAATAATTCTACCTTGTTTCTTGGGTGCTTTTTCAATCATATCGTCCATGGCTTCTTTGATTTGATTAAGATATTCAACACTATTTTCAGGAACACCTTTAAGCTTTTCCCTATAAGCAGCTTCAGATTTAACATCTTTTAAAGCATCTTTAAATATTTCATTATCTTTAAATTGATCTAAGGTAGATTGTGGGATTTCTGTTGCATCTGCCATTTTATAAAGCGTATTTTTTTGTTCTTCTAATTTTTTCGGAAAAATATTGCCAAATAAATCTTCAATGGATTTTTCTTCAGCAGCACCCCGTTTTTGTCCTGATTCATAAAGTTTTTGAGAGCCTTGTGGACTTTTGCCAATGGCTGACTCCATACCAGCGGCATAGGGATTACCTGAAGCCTCAGAGGGTCTTACGTGTACGCCTAATCGGTCACCCGCATTTAAGACATCTTGATAGTCTGTACCTTTAACCCCTTTGAGCATATCTTCTCTAACGCGTCTTTCTAAATTGCCACCTTTTGCGCCTAATGCGCCTAATAAAATAGCTGACAAATCAGCCGCAGATTCAGGCGCACCAAGGGATTTTGCACCATAGTAACCAAGTCCGCCTGCGCCTAATCCCCCTAAAACGCGCCCTACATTACGAACCGTTGGATTTCCTGATTTCACAGCTTCCGATAATGCCGAGAATGGCGCAGTGATTGCGCCCGCTTCCAATGCCGCTTTCCCTGGTTCTGGCGATTGCGTAGCAGCAAAACCACCTTGAGAGATCGCATTCCCAAGTCCTGCTTTTAAGTATTTCCCCCACCCTGGCAATTTATCTATTACTTCACCGAGTTTTCCAAGCCGAGTAGCGGGCAATCCTAACGAGACACCTAATTCTGGCGCAAATTGTATCAATTTATCGGCTAAGTTTTTTTGGTCTTCCGGTATCCCTAAAGCTTCGGAATAATTGAACTCGTCTTGTTTTGGTATATGGCTAGCTAACTTTTCACTAAACAAAGCAGCGATATTATGAGGCGCATTAAGGAGTCCATGACCTAAATTCGCCAATCCAGCCAAGGGGTCTTTGATGCCATAACGCAATATAGCGTTTCTATCTTCCTGATTTTCTGTAGGGTTTTCCTTACTTTCAGAAGATTCAGGTGGAAATTGTTTTTGCAAAACCCCTTCAATGTCAGCATTTGACATATCATCTGGGAAATTTCCTATTTTTCCATTAGGGAGTTTTATGCGCTTAGTCATTATTCCAGTCTCCCTGTTTGGCGATTAAAATTCATTTCACCATCTGAGGAAGATTGACTAGCATTTGATGCACCTATCCCAACCGATTGTTTTGCTTTTAATGTTGCATCCAGTGCTTCTTTGAGATACCGAAGCGATTCTTGGCGAGCAACATTGGACATACGAGGCCAGCTAGTTTTAAGCTTGGTCTCACTATCACGTAATATTTCCCGTGTAATACTGGCGGTTGGTCGACCACTGTTGATAATATTTTGGTTAGCTGCCGCATCCGTTTGTAATTGTTGCGCTGCCGCTAATCTGCCTAAATTAATTTGATCTTCCTTTTTACTAGAGAAAGTATCCATAATTTGCTTAGGACTACGCCCTGCAATCGTATCGCCATAGGGCGCAATTGCTTCGCCAATGTATTTACTTAAAACCCCTATTTCTTTGTCGGCTTGTTTGCCTCTTACCATATTTGAAATAAGGTCGGCGGTAGTTCCATATTTACTAATTCTATCCAGTGAAGACATCATTGCGGGCGTTATATTTATTTTTGTACCGTCTGACAATGTATTTTTTCCTTCGCGAATTGCATTAGAAGCTTCAAATATTTGTTCGGGTTTTAAATTAGGATTACTTTTAGCGGTCAAATTTTGGAAAAAATATTCTTCTTTGCCGCCCGTTCCTAACCCTGCACCACCCATTTTGCGATAATCTGACAACGCTTGAGCTTCATCAATTTTTGATTGTGAAAGCTTGGGATACCATTGATTTTCAAGACTTTGTTTCATTGCTTCAAGTGGGGTCAGCGTGTTTAATCTATTAATATTGGCTTGATGTAAGGCACGCTCAATAGCGGCACTGGACATTTCAGAACCAAATCGTTGCGGCTCTTCCTGCACTTTAAGCTTGCTCAACGCATTGGCTAATTGTCTTCCTTGGGATTCTTCACCAAATTTTTGCGGTTGTTCATCAAGTAACAATTGGTGCATGGCATTGGCAATTTCTTCTTGTTTCCTTTGCCTTTCCATTTGACCAGGCAATTGACCCGCTTTATAGCCAGACGCTAAATTATCTATCAGGTCTCTAAAAGCCGGATTTCCTTGAGGTGCGATGTTGGCAAAGTTAATGGGCTGAAATGGCATAATCGATTCCTCACATAAACTTACTGAAAAGTGAACCGCCAACCGTGCCACCACCTGGCAACCCAAAGCCACCCACTGCGCTTAAAGCTTTTATAATCCCTGAAAGCATATCGCCTCGGCTTTGATTTTGGTTTGCTTGTCCTTGGAATGCTAGACCTGCTTGCGTACCCAGTACATTAGATAAGTCGCCAGTTAATCCTTTGGTGGCATCAAAACCGGTGTCAAATTGATGCGTAAGACCGCTTAATCCTTCTTTTTGAATGCCAAGCACATTTTGCAGCCATTGCTGCATATCATCGCCCATTAATGTATCGGAGATGCGCGCTTCATTGGTGATGTCATTTAAACTACCACGCATCCCACCTGCGGCAGCGGTGTTACCCGCCGCGCGTCTCATTTCATCATTTTTTAATTGATAACCTCGGGATGGCGTATAGTTAGCCATTAATTTTTCAAGAAATGCCGCGGGGTCACTTCCCATTTGGGTAATTTGAGGGTTTAGGGTGTTATAGGCTTCATTCCCGTGCTGGATATAAGGATCGTAAGCCTGGTGTTCCATCCCTGGAATTTGATCAAGGTAAGGCATCGCAGCATCTGCCGGATTTTTACCCCCTTTAAAAAAGTCGCTTAACCAACTCATAATTGTATCTCCCTATACGCTGGTAATGGTTTCAATCACACCCGCTGTGGTTTTAACCTGCAACTTTGATAAATCGGTGTTAAACCATACCGTGCCATCCGTGGCATTTGGCTCAAGAGCCGTTATTTCTGCTGTCGTTTTTTGTGGGAACTGCACGCCATTATTAACAATAGTATTATTGATAATAGCACTATTAACTAAGCCATTCAGCAATATAACTGCTAAATTAAGTGCCTGAAACATCTGATCGTTGTAAAGGTAACCGTCCGCCGTTAATTTGCCGTTTTTCTCGGTGTAATACATATCAAAAAAGGCGGGAAGCGTAGGGATACTCATACCATCACCTCCGCTACCCCGTCTTTGACTACAAACCGTTGTAATCCCCAAAATCTCAGTTGTACGGTAAATTCGTTCGCCTGACCCATGCGCCACCATCGTATTTGGTTTTGATAAACGCCTTCTGGGTTAAGATTACGACCCACAATGTTACTAAACGATTGATTGCCATTTTTAGAAAATGACATGTCTACGCGAGGGCGTTCAAAAACTTGCAAACAAGAGCCAGTCTGTGAAAGCAACGGATCGCCTTGTTGGCTGACAATAAAATTGCCGCCGGTTTCTGTTACCAATAATCCATTACAAACAATGTTGTTATCAGGGTTGATTAAATAAAAATCGTTAATTCCCTGTTCTATCCAAAACGTAAATTGTCCTACCCTAAAACGCGAGGAATCCTCAAGCCGAATGCTTTTGCAAATGCGTATTCTGGGGATAACTTCACCGGTCACATACGGGTCAATGTTGTAGTTATACGTAACAAATTCCGTTCCCATTTGGTAAATGCTGGCATCATTAAGCGATACAAAATAGGTTTTTTCATTAAAATAGACGACTTGACGCGCAGGGTGATAATTTAAGTTTTGGTCGGATACGTGAAAAAACTTTTTAGTATTAAAGTCATAAATCAAAGAAAGATTGTCATTTGCGTTAAAAAATGTGATTTGATAAAACAAATGCCCGTCTTGCCGAAAGAAAAAAGCGGTGGATTTTTGCGGTCTCGTAATGGTTTGCAACAAATAATCAATGCCATCCGTTGAGATGCGTTGCGTAGAAGCTCCATCAGTTACCAAGATAGAAGGCGCATTGTTTTCGTTTTGAGCCAAAAAACACACAAATTCTTCATTAGCGGCAATCGTTGCCACAGCCACGCAACCGCTATCCATATTAAAAGATTGAACGCGGCGATAGTTTTCAATACCACCCACTTGTGTCCATACCTCACAAACCGTTGTACCAATGACAATAACGTTATTGCCACGACCAGGTAACCGCTTAACAGCAATTGCACTATCGGGTTTGGTTTGTAAACTAAATTGGGTGTTAAGCGAAATAGTGGTATCCAAGGCACGCTCGAACGCGTACCAATTTTGTGAATTGTCGCTAATGGGTGAAGACCCAATTAAAAAAAAAGTATTGTGATAACACACATAGTTAGGAATGATGGGATTTCCCAGAAACGTTAAGGTTTGTTTGGTTAACGTATTATTGAGGTAATTATAGATATAGGCAGCTTGCCCATCGACAATACAAATTTGATTGCTCAAATTCTCATCAATAAACACTTCGCCCGTTGTCGTATCCAAATTGCCAACAAATTGCGGAGCTAGATTTGCCTGTAATTTATAAACAGTACTGGATTCAACGGAAATCAAAAATTGACCACGAACCGAATGATACAAAGCGCGTCCTTCGCCAGCCGGAAGCACCTCAGAGGCTTTTTGAAAACCCGCATAATTGACCATCCATTCATCAGAAATAAACATGTTGTACGTTTTTTCTAATGAAATCTTAGGATATCGCCCAAATGTGGAACTTCCTACCACGTTGACAGGCACTTGTTGTGCTTTATTTATTGGCATCCGTGCCGCCCCTGTTAGCCTGGTTTTACCCAACCATGCCCAAGATTGATGAACGCCCAATTAAAGCTTCCCCGTTTTTGTAGGGTGGAAGTTTTAGAAATGCGTAAATCGAGGACTCTTGAATTTTTATTAATAAATGCTTCGTATTTGCTCAATTGGCGCACCACATTTTCAGGCGTAGTGTAGGCAAACTCAGTACAAATCCTATCGGTTAAGGCATAATGCAGATAAGTGGTATAGAACTCATCGAGCGTTAAACTCAAATCTTGCCCTAAT